TTATGAAATCCCGATATTGAGGATGTTTCCGAAAGTCTTCTGGACTTTTTGCGAAGCATCCTCTTTCATTTTTTCAGTAACGTGTGTGTAAATTCTCATTGTAGTTTTCATATCATCATGACCAACTCTTTTCATGATCGTTGTAATGTCTACCCGGGCTTCGGTCAACATGCTGATATGTGTGTGTCTGAAAATATGAGGTGTTGCATGCTTCTTAATAGATGTTTTCTCGAGTAACCTTTCCATACGCACTATGATATTTTTAGGCAGGAATGGATATCCATTTTCTCTCGCAAAAACAAAATTTCCATCATGGTATTCCTCTGGCTTTATGCGTGACTGAAGCCTTCTTTTTTTCTGCCGCATTTGATATTCCTTTAGCATGTCCATGATCTGACCTTCTACTTCGATTGTACGGACTGAGCCGGCTGTTTTAGGTGGTACCAACTCATACTCTTTCATGTTGTTAGTTTCTGAGTATATGGTTTTGGTTATACGAATTTCCTTGGTTTCAAAATTGATATCGGTCCATTTTAAGGCACATAATTCACCTGAACGCATTCCGGAAAAAGCGAGTAAATAAAATCTTTCAAGATCCATATCTAATCCAAATTCTTTCACAGTCAAAAGGAATTCTTCAAGTTCCTCTTTTTCAAAATACTTTTCTTCAATCGGGTTATTTTCGATATCTTCTACAGTTAAACGTTTTTTGGGAACGACAGCGCCTTCAGTTGGGCTATGTTTCAATAACTTTTGTTGTATGGCATATTTAAAAATCAGCCCTGCTGTAGTATGGACCCCACTTATTGTATTCCGAGCATAACCTTGTTCCGTTAGATCATTTAATATTTTTTGGTACTTTCTTGTTGTGATCTTTGCAATGTTTGTTTTGGCAATAAATCGGTTGAGAATCTTAATTTCTTTTGTTCTAATCCTAATGGTGCCTTTCTTGTTGCCAGTGGTAAGGGTATAATCACGAATCCAATCAGCAGCCAGCTTTTCAAAAGTCATCTTTTTTACAACAGTTTCATCAATTCCGTCTTCTTCTAATGCTGCTATAGCTTTCAGAACTCTTTGTTCTGCTTCTTTTTTTGTTTTCCCTCGTCTGGGTATTTGTTTACGTTTACCGGTAACGGGATCAGGTGGGCCATCTCCAACAGCGAGCCATTTTTTACCCTTGACTAACTCTTTGAAATGCATCGTTTTACCTCCTAGACAGTTTGTTAAAGTAAATTTTAAGTCTATGCTTAGCAAATTCACAAGTAACTTTAAAAATTTCAGCTACAAGAAGTGCGGCTTTGTTTTGGTCAGCTGGCAAACTTAAATTTTTTAACATAAAACTTGGCACGCAAAAGTGATATGCAAAATACGTTGCTTGTCTTTCATTGTATTCGTTCCAGGTGTTAGGCATAATTTTGAAATCGTTCTCATGTCTGAGTATGTGGCACAGTTCGTGAGCGAAGTCCAACCATTGATCATGCCTTTTCTTTCTACTATCTAAAACAATTACGTATTTACTAAGTGCGCGGAAACCAAAGCTTTTCTGTGGGCTGAACTTAATGTTTATCCCCAAAGCAGCGGCAATTTGTTCAAAATTAATTTGATGAGAGTGTTCAATGTTAATACTTTTGTAGAGATCTTCAATCCATTCTTCTAAATGACTTTTGACATACCCCATGATGCTTTGATCCCCTCCAAAATATCTATAGTTTCACTTCGGGAAAAATATGGTCTTTCATGTAATTATAGGAGAAGGTTGTCATATTTTGTACTGGAAATAACGACCAATTTTCAGCAAATTTCGACATTTTATAGAACGTGTGTTCTGTTTTTATTTCTAAAAAATAGCCCGATGTTTCAGGGCTTTATTCAGCTTTTTTCCATTCAATGTCTTTAAAAAAGAATATAGCTGTGAAACTTATGATGATAATGAGAAGAACAATGTTTTCTCTTATGTCTGGTCTGTAAAGAGATTGATGATAAATCCAGAAGACCGCACCAATGATCAAAAAGAAAAACTGCAAAAGGAAACCATACATTCCATCATTCTCCCGTTCTGAATGTAATTACTTACATGGAACCATTATTTGTATTCCTAGTGTATATTTTAATGATATTTCATCTTCAGGACAAAATCAATATAAGGAATGTATGTTCTAGTTTTAACTTTAAAAAGAAGCCCGAAGGCTTACTTAGATAATTTAATTGTACCGGTTTGAGTTCCAAAAACGCCAGTCTGTACTTCTAGTTTCAAGTCATTTGCTTCCGCTACTTTTGCTGGGACATCAAAAACAACTTTACCTTTCATTTCAACATCTGGATTTAAATCTTGCATTAAAAAGCTGTTATCAATAGATCCATCTTCTTTTTGATTAGCAGATATACTTGCAGTTGAATCAGCTTCGTATGTCTTTTCCCCGCGTTTCAGCTTGAAGAACGAGGCATCAACCATGATCTTTTCATTTCCTGTATTTTTTAAATCAGCTTCAATGATAAGGTATTTACCATTCGCAGTTTCTGGGGCAATTGAAGGACCCACTTTTTCAGAAGTTGATTTTGATTTAATGTTGTAGACCATATCACCAACTTTAACATTGGTGTTCATTTTAGCATCCTTATTTTTCTTTTTGTCTTCTTTTTTAGTTTCTTTAGATGATTCACTGCTGTTAGCAGAAGAAGTGTCTTCTGATCCACATGCTGCAAGTGCAAATGTTAATCCCAATGCTAGAAACAATACAAGTAATTTTTTCAAAACAAATTCCCCTTTTAAACATAATTTTTATATAAACGATCAATCTCTCTATCTACAGATCGGTATATACTCTATTCAATATTTCAACAAATATCGAAAAATTTTACATCCTTACGCAAGACTTATACTGTAAAAATTACAGCAGAACCCTCAGTTGAGAAAAAATGATTGTAGACTCTACTGTAATTTTTACAGTTGAATGGTCGTTCAATTGTAGGTATTACTGTAATTTTTACAGCAGAACCTTCAGCATTAATTAAACTAAACTAAACTAAACTAAACATAATAATAAATATCATAATAATCATTTTTGAATTATTTGTTGCGGTCTTTATTTTTTTTTAATTCTTCAAGAATGTACTCCAAAACATATTCCTGCATCTCAGGTGTAATTTTTCCATCAGAAGCAGCGATGAATGTCTCTGGACTGTCTAATACTTTAAGTGCCTGATCCATCAAGTCACCCTTATGAGGATTTAAAGAAGAGTTCAGCTCTTTTCCTGTAAGCAAATAGTCAGTTGTTACTTCAAAAAATTCCGCTATCTTAATTAATGTTTCGTAGTCAGGATTTCTAAAACCACGTTCATAATTGGATAGATTTTGATGTGGAATTTTTAATTTATCGGCAAGAGCTTTTTGTGTAAGTTTTTTAGCTTCTCTCAAAGCTCTTATTCGTGCTCCCAGAGCCATTTTTATTCCTCCAAGATATTCATACTTTCTACAAATTGTACAACATTCTTCGTTATGAGTAAAAAAAATAAACGAAAAGTATAATTTTGTGTTGACATATACGAAACGAAGAATTAATATAAGTTTAACAGCAAGTTCTTCAATTCGTATATAAGGAGGTGCATCTACATGAAAGTAAATGAAAAGTTACGCAGTATTCGTAAATCAAAGGGAATTACTCAAAAATTCGTAGCTCAAGAACTTAATGTCCCTATAGCTACTTACAACTCATATGAACTAGGAAGACGAAAAATTCATGTTGAATTGTTAAAAGATATTGCCAGTGTATTAGACGAACCAATCCAAAATTTTTTTGTAAACAAAATATACGAATCGAAGAATTTGAAAGGTCAAAAAACAAACACCGCATAGGAGGTGAAGACAATGTTCACGATGCAGTATGACGAAAAATTCATTGATGCTGTTGCCAACAAGATTGCCGATCGTGCAACAGAAATTCTGACTGAAAGACTATCATCGCTCAACGAGCTTCCAAAAATCCTCACAAGAGACGAAGCAATGAAGGTTTTACGCTGCGGTCCAACAAAAATGGCTGAATTAATGGCTAGACCTGATTTCCCTGTGAATCATGAGTTCGGGAAAAAGATTCCTACTGCCATGTTATTTAAATGGATTGAGAACAACACAAGATGGGTTGAGGACAACACCAAGTATTTCAAGAAAGGAGTTACAGCATGAGCGAACTCGTTTTCGTTGAAGGAAATCAAGTTGTTACAGACAGCCTGACGATCTCAAAGGTTTTTGATAAAAGACATGACTTTGTTTTACGAGACATTGAGGTTCAAATCGAAAAGTTGAAACAAGCTGGTGAAACAGATTTTTCACTCCTCAACTTTGAGGAGTCAACTTACGAGAATGAACGAAAGCGAAAATACCGCAAATACAACTTAACAGAAGATGCTTTTGCTTTGGTTGCTATGTCATATACAACGCCAGCAGCAATGAAAATGAAAATAAAATTCATCAATGAATTTAAGAAAATGAAAAACTACATCCAAGAAATGAATGCACCATCTTACATGATTGAAGATCCAGTCAGCCGTGCAAAGCGATGGATCGCCGAACAAGAAGAGAAACAGCAGTTACAACGAACACTGCAAATTCAAGAACCGCTTGTCAACTTTGCTGAAAGCTGTATGGCCTCAGAAAAATCATTATTAGTTCGTGAGGTTGCAAAGCTGGCATCAAAGCAAGGCATCATCATAGGCGAAAGAAAACTATTTCAAAAACTGCGAGATTGGAAAATGATTTTCAGCCAAAAGAACGAGCCTTATCAAGAGTATGTAAACCGTGGTTACTTCGAAATTGCCCAAGGTGTCCGAGAAGTAAACGGGTCATCGAAAGCATGGCTCACAATGAAGATCACGCCAAAGGGACAAGCTTACATCATCAACCGCTTGAAAAAACAACAGGCCAGCTGAGCCTGTCCCTTCATTAATATTTTAGCACCACAAAAAGTATAAAGCAGGAGGCGAACATATGGCGAACAGCCCTTATAACGTAGCGAACCTATGCAAGATGATGCATAAGAAGCGTCTTGAGATAGGAATTTCACAAATAGCAATGGGAAAACTTTTAGGGAGGAATCAGAAATATGTCTCAAACATTGAAAATGGCCTTGCCCCTATTTCCCCTGAAATTTGTATCCGTTGGTTTGAGATATGCGGTGCCTATGAACATATTGACCTTGTTCATTTCATTTTCAAGCTTCACCCAATGGCAGCCGCGCCAATTGATCCCGCCTTAAATGATAGTGCTCATAAAGCCCTTATCAATCTAGTGCAAGAAATGAAAGATGCACAAAAGGCTATCAGTGATCTAGCCGAATGGTTGAACAATACTAGACCTGGGAAACATGCTGAGCTTCCAATGCAGGCGATAAAACAGATTTATGATCTAACGCAGGCAAACAAAACGCTCATGTACTCAATGTCGAGAGAGTTTGGTTTGAAGATACAAGACCTAACTGAGAAATGGTCTAAAAAGGCCATTGTCGCAGAGGTAGCAATGCACAAAAGACAGGATAGGGAGGCCGTACTAGCATGATTGAGAAACAGTTTTTGAAAGAAGACTTATCGAAAGCAAAAGACAAAATTGATTCCATAAACCAGCTTTTACACCTTGCTCACCAAGCACTAAAAGATGGTGATTATGAGGAACTAGCAAGTCTAGCTGGAAGCGTTGAAATCATTAGTGAGGATCTAATGAGGATGGGAAACAAGGGTCTTTTAATTAATAAAGCCAAGGAAATCCAACAGAAATATGGTGTGCGTCTTGAGCTTGTCAAACGCAATGAAAGGACTGAAACCATTGAATATTGAGCATCCGATGGTAACGCAGATTAATAGCTTTGGTTATCCGAAAGACTACTGGAAGGACGAAGCGGAGCGCAATGGATATGAAGATGAAGAAGATGAAGACAAATAAAAAAACCCGCTTGGCATAGCGAGTTTTAAGGTGTATTGCTTCTGATTAGGTACAGACAGTATACCAAATCTTTCACAAAAATTCAATGGAGGTATACACAATGATGAAATTATCAATTAAACGAAATGAGCTAGAAATAAACCTAGAAGCGGATGGGCTAACCAGTGATGAGCTGAAAGGATTAGTAGGACACATCACACATTTTGTTAAAGGTGTTAATCCTACAGTAAAAGACATTGTAGAAAGACCACGAAACGATCTTCGTAGTGTGATGAGAGAAACCAAAGGTACACCTGTTGTTCAAAGCTTCTCAGAAAAAGAAGGTGATTCAAATGAGTAAATACCAAATCAGTTTTGATCACCGCCGTGAAGCGCAAGAACGTTTAGAGCAAGCGGGCGGTTGGATCGACTACAAAAAAGGACAACCCGTGTTCAACTTTCCAAACGCAGCAGCCAAACAAAAATATATCCAGTTAGGGCAGGCGGCATATCGCCAAAAGGTAGGTATGTAGCCATGCAAGCGAAGGTCCTTTCATCTACAGCTGAAATGTCCCGTGAGGAATGGCTTCTCTCTCGTCAGAAGGGCATAGGTGGTTCTGATGCTGCTGTCGTGCTTGGCTTGAGTAAATGGAAAACGCCGTTTGAATTATGGCTTGAAAAGACAGGGCAAGTCTTGCTGGATGATGAGCAGAGCGACGCAGCTTATTTTGGAACCATTCTTGAAGACATTGTGGCGAAAGAATTTGAGATTAGGAGCGGCAAAAAGGTTCGTAAAAAAAACGCCATTTTACAGCATCCTGAACACTCTATGATTCTAGCAAACATTGACCGCATGATCGTTGGTGAAAAAGCTATTCTCGAATGCAAGACAACATCCGCCTATAACGCAAAGGAATGGATAGATGATGAGATTCCCGCCAGTTACATTGTTCAGGTTCAATATTATCTAGGGATTTTAGGCCCCGAATACAAAAAAGGTTACTTCGCTGTACTGATTGGCGGTAATCGGTTTGTGTGGAAAGAAGTTGAGCGTGATGAAGAACTAATTAACATGATCTTCTCATCTGTCGTGAATTTTTGGAATGACCATGTGCTAAAAGGTGTTGCTCCAGCATTAGACGGATCAAGCGCAGCCGAAGAGTTCTTGAAGAAGAAATATGCTGAATCAGATAGTACCAAAATTATTGATCTCACAAGCGCAAATAAAGACCGCATCCAACACTATTTAAGGCTTAAAGCAGACATTGCCGCACTTCAAGAGCAAGCCAAAGAGCTTGAGAATCAGATCAAGCAAGAATTGAAAGACGCTGAAACGGGGTTTGTCGGGAAGTATCAAGCAACTTGGAAGCCAGTTGTTTCTAACAGAGTAGACACAAACAAACTGAAAGAGCATTTCCCCGATGTTTATCAAAAAGTCATAAAAGAAACGAAGTCAAGGCGCTTCGGAATCAAGGAGGTCGAATGATGGCTACAAATCAGTCATTAAAAAACAACATTCAGAAACGGCAAAGTAACGGGGCGGCACCAGCTGCTCAAGGAACATCACTCAAATCACTACTTTCTTCACCAACAGTCATGAACCGCTTTGAAGAGGTTTTAGGGAAGCGAGCGCCACAGTTTACAGCGTCAATTTTAGGTCTATATAGCAGCGAGAAGATGCTTCAAAAAGCGGAGCCGATGAGCGTTATTTCATCTGCAATGGTAGCGGCTACGCTTGATCTGCCAGTAGATAAGAACTTGGGTTATGCCTGGATTGTTCCCTACGGTGGAAAAGCACAATTTCAACTAGGCTACAAAGGTTATATCCAGCTGGCTTTAAGAACCGGACAATACAAATTTATCAACTGTATACCTATTCGTGAGGGGGAGCTTCAAAAATGGAACCCTTTGACGGAAGAAATTGATATAGATTTTGAAAAGCGCGAATCAGAATCAGTCATTGGATATGCCGCATATTTTGAGCTGCTAAACGGTTTTAGAAAAACAACATATTGGACTAAAGCAGACGTTGAGAAGCATAAAAAACGTTTCAGCAAGTCCGATTTTGGGTGGAAAAATGATTGGGATGCTATGGCACTCAAAACGGTATTAAAAGCAATCTTGAGCAAATGGGGCATCTTGTCGGTTGAAATGCAGTCAGCCCTGAAAGAAGACGGAGAAGAACAGCGTGAGCGCATCGACATTACGGATGAAATGCCGGAAACGGAAATTATTGATGCTGATGAAAAGCCAAGCGCAAAAGATGCCGATCCTTTTGACGGCGAAGCGGTTGATATAAAAGATGACGACCTCCCGTTCAATTAGAGTGCCTATTCCCTTCTGTTATGTATGGATGACAGAAGGGGCACCTAATAGGTCTGAGTTGTTCCGAAACTATGTCGAGGGTTACATCAAAAGAACTGAACCAAATTTACAGCTTGTCCGCATCGACGGAATGACAGCTCTATGCGAAAGGGCGTGAGTAAGTGAATTACCTGAAAGAAATAAACGGCTTCATGCGATGGCTTGAAACAACAGAACTAAAACCTACCACTCAAGCATTGTGGTTTCACTTGATGGATATTAACAATAATTGCACCTGGAAAGAATGGTTCACGGTTTCCAACAGTCGTCTTTATTCGCGGTTAGGAGTCGCCGAAAAGACCATGATAGATCATCGGAAACTATTGATAGAACATGGCCGGATTGAATACAAGCCTAAAGGTAAATCAGCGGGTAGTTATCGCATCGTAAGTCTTGAGACTAAAGCAAGCATTGCCCCTGTACCTGACGAACCTGAAAAGCCGAAAGAAGAAAAACCAACACGACAGGAGGACAAGCCAATGAACCCATTCGTTTTTTTTGAAAGTCATTTTGGTGGCACATTAAGCCCGATTAATGCTGAAAAGATCAATCAAATGATTGATGATCACGGAGAAGCTAAAGTGATCGAAGTCATGAAAGAAGCTGTTGAGAAGGATCGAAAATCAATAGGCTGGGTTTCAGCGGTATTGTACAGACCAATCAACAAAGGAGGCAAGCAGGATGCCAAAGGCAACGCTAGACGAAGTGTTTCAAAGAATGAAGGCCAATCTAAAGTCACGCCAATCTTCGGTACAGGCCGTCTCAGAAGAAAAGTATGAATGTGATGAATGTAAGGATAAAGGAATCATCGTGTATCGGATTCACAAAAGCACGGAAGAGCGTATGAAAAAAGAGGGGAAACGCTTTGATCTTTCAGCTCATGAAATGGTTCGCGAAGAAGACTTTCTCGCTGGCAAAGTGTGCAGCCCTCAAGAAGCAAAGGAATGGAAAACGACTTATTCCCGTCAGTGTCCTTGTGTTGCTGAAAGAGCAGCACGAAAGAAGCAAATGAAGCTGATGAGTGCCAGCAACATTTCAGAAGGATTCAGGAAACTAACCTTTAAAAACTTCTCTCTTGAAAATAAGGCGGATGAGATTAAAGAGCTTTATAACTGTGCATTTGAATATGCTCAAAAATTTAATGAGATTAGAGACATGAGAGAAAACAGCATTGCCCTACTTGGTCAGTCAGGAGCAGGGAAAACACACCTTCTTACGAGCATTTCAAATGGATTTATAGAGCGGTATAAATTATCTGTCATGTATTTCCCTTATCTGGAGGGCATGACCGATCTACGAAAAGATTTTAGTCAACTAGCTACTAAGCTGGATCTTTTAAAGACCGTAGATGTTTTGTTTATTGATGACCTATTCAAGCCAATGGACGGCGTTCCTCAAGTGACACAGTGGCAGTTCACACAGATACAAGAGATCGTCAACTATCGTTATATAAATTACAAGCCGATCATGGTTTCATGTGAGCTTGATTTAAACCAGCTCTTGGAGATTGACGAAGCATTTGCAGCAAGAATCTATGAAATGGCAAAAGACTACACGGTCACTATTGAGAAGAATATAAAGTTAAATCATCGACTAGAAGGAGCGGTTTAAAATGTGCAACACATGCAATGACGAGAAAGTCGTCATAAACGAAAATACCTTCATGGCGGGCTTCTTCCCTTGTCCTGATTGTAACACCACAGGACGTAAGCAAAGCCTAAAGCCAGTCATCGAGCAATTAAATCAAATGCTTGCGAAAGCGCAAGCACTAGAAGGCAAGACAGCATGAAGACGATGGCAGCACTAATCACTATCGCTTTCACGGCATCATCAAGAGAAAGGAAGCTCCTGCAATGGATGCGGGATGACGGGAGGTAAGCGAATGAAGCAGGTAAAGTTTAAATTTGGTGACATCATCGAAAATGGATGGGCTGGCACAATGAACCCAACCAAAATAGGAATTTTTGTGAGGCATAAACGGAGAACAATTGAGTTAACAGACGGGGAAGGAAAGTTTTGGGAAGTCTACCACAATTCAGACCACAGAAACACCAGAATCGGAAGCATCTACGAAAATCCGGAGCTGTTAACGGAAAAATAATGAATCCTAGCATCACTGAACTACTGAAACGAACCAACCTAAACGAATCGGAAAAAGAAAAACTCGTTGCCGAACTGAAAAAGCACTTCCAGCAACGGAAAGCGAGGATCAACAAAACATGTCCAATAAATACGGCGCACGTAAAACGGTAGTAGACGGCTTCACCTTCGATAGTAAGGCAGAAGCCAAATACTATGAGCAGCTTAAATGGCTCAAGCAATCCAAGCAGATAAAAGATTTTTCATTGCAGCCACGTTTTGAACTGCAAGAAGCATTCAAAAAGAACGACAAGACTTTTCGGAAGATTGAATATATTGCAGACTTCGAGATCACTAAACTCGATGGATCAAAAGAAATAATCGACATCAAAGGCATGGAAACAAAGGAGTTCGCCATCAAGCGAAAGCTGTACGAACGCAAATTTGATACGCCGCTAAAGGTCATTGCTTTTGATCGGTCGCTAGGGTTCATAGAGCTGGACAAACTCAAAAAATTGAAAAAATTGAAAAGGAAGGCGGGGGAAACCAACTGTTAAACGTGGTAATAGCAGACGATCGTCCGTTGTGGGTTCAAAAAGAAGATAAGCTTATGGCCTGTATGACACGTTGCAAGCAGTTCAAACAATGTTCAAGCCGCTTCGGAGCAGATTGCAAGCGAATGGGCGGAGCAGAAATACCGAGGATCGGAGGTGGAAAACATGAGCGGAAAGCCTAACAACCCATACGCTGCGGGTCCAGTCATCGAGTGGAAGATGACTAAAGAGGAGCTAGAAGCGTATCTAGCAAAACATCCTATCGTATATCGAGAAGAACTAAAACCGTCACCAACGTTCCAGATGGATAAATGGGCATAAAAAAACACCGAAGCCGCTGCTCCAGTGCTAATTAAATCCAACACTTTAATTATAACACATGGGGGCGAAGCGGATGAACCAACCAACAGAAATAAAAGATTTTGCTACAACCATTGATCAGAATTTAGAACCTGGGAAGGTCCGCATCATCGTGATTGACGGCAACGAAGGAACAGCCCATATCACAGACGCGCCTGAACACGGAAAAACAATTATTCAAACTGCTAAAGGTCACTTTGCGAGAGTGGACCATGAAATAGGATTCAAGATCAAAAAATAAACGGGGGTTGAGATTATGAGTCTACCAAAACACGTTGAACTATCGCAGGCCGTCAAAGCCTGCAAAAACAAAGCGATGACGATTGATGATGCAGCTGCACATATAGGCGTGCCGGAATTTTTCGTACCAGTGCTTGCTGATTATTGCCCAGACTTGATCATAGAGGGCAATGTCATCATGGCAAAGCGTGAGTCAAACGGGCCTGTCATCTTCACGTTGCTGTTTTTCATGGGGATTATAACGATTGCTGGGTTGATGCAATGAAACACATTATTAAGTCTATTAAAAAGACTTATAACCTGTACAAGCAGCCGTTGCAGATAGGCGACTTGCTGGAGTTTAAACAAACTAACTGGATCATCATTGGCATAGAAGAAGTTTCAATCACATATAGCCAGCTTGAAATTGTATACACATGTCAAAATACATCTGAAAAAATACTGTATCAGCCAGAGACATTTAATCCTGCTGAGTATAAAACAGTGGATATTGTAGCAAGAATCAGAACGGGGAAAGAACACATCTTGAAAAAGATACAACTTGGAAAACTTGTGTGGATTGAGGGCAAGCCGTATCAATCAGTCGGGTATACAGATGTGAGCATTGAATACACGGATATTGTTGTCTCTTTTCTCGGCAGACCTATCAGACCTATTCCAGTCAAAGAGGTCAAAGCAAAACTATTGGAAGAACGGAAAAAAGCACTTAATTTGCAGCTTATATAACAGCCTAGCGGCTTAGGAGGAAACGGTATGAGTGAACATGTGTTAAAGGAATTTGAAACGCTTAGGGAAGCGGTTGAATTTATAAAGGACGAACTGAAAAAAACGGATGAGCGAAACACAAAAAACCTAAATGTAATTCGAACATTGGATCCTAGTTCAGCATCAGAATCTATGGAGGAAGGTAACATGCACGATAATTTGTTTTTGCTGTATTCGATTGATGACGGTCCTTTCTTCGTTTTTGAAACTGATTATGATTTAGAAAGTTGGCTGGAAAGTGATGCATGGGATGATTGGAACTTATGGGAACGTAGAGATATTGAAGGTTCGTTGAATGAAGATGTAATGATATGGAAGTTTCATAGAGATATTTGCAAGGAGAAGTGGGAGATATCTTACAGAGATTCAAAACCATTTATAAACGGTTGGTCCAGACAACGTAAAAACATTGAATTTCGAGCAGTTCCATCATTCTCATTAAATTAAATTGAAAAGGGGCCAACTAAAATGAATCTCGAAAAAATGTTTAAGATGCAGGCGGAGTTAGACAACCGCATCATCCGAGAAAAAGGGCTGGAAGGTCAAGACCTGCTGCCTAACACATATGTAGCACTTATCACCGAACTAGGCGAATTTGCGAATGAAGGCCGCTGGTTTAAGCATTGGAGTAATAAGAAAGAACCCAAAAGAAAAGTATTCACCACTGCAGGTGCAACACCAGAAAATGCTACTCACTTTAGATGCGAAAGTGATGATTGCGGTGAATTTCCGACCATAGAAGATTTTAAAAATTTGTTTGAACCCAATTATGATGAGTGTCCTATTTGCGAAGCTGGAAGCGTGACTATATACCGTGAAGTTGATCCCTTGCTAGAAGAATACGCGGACTGCATTCACTTCTTCTTATCAATTGCGATTAAAAAGGGTTGGCATCTGTATTTATTAAAAGAATCCATTGAAGATTTCCAAAGGGAAGGCTTTGAAGGTGGGCTTTCAGAAGCATTTTTAAAAATGCAGTGGCATTTACTGAACTCTCGAATGTTTAGTGACGAATACACAAAAGAATCAAATTTTCGTTTAGCATGGTGGCTGTTTATTGCAATTGGAATCGTTGGCTTCGGCTTCACACCTGAACAAATAGAAGATGCGTACATGAACAAAAACGCCGTCAATCATAAGCGGCAGCAGGAGGGTTACTAGATTATGAACTACTCACTATATTTGATTGACGACAGACTCGTTATTGATCTTGGACAAGGCGAAAAGAGTCAGCATAAAGCGTTTAGCGGGGTTCCTGAATTAGTAGAAACACACACTTTCTATCAAGAACCAATCGGACAAGTTGAAATAAGCGATGAGCAACTGGCAAAGATCGAGCTTGATTTTCATAATGGCGGCTTGTGTGATTACTGCGATGAACTTTCAAACAAAGTGCGTCCTTCTCCTTTTATGGGTGACATCGGCTCAAGCATGTGTAAAGACTGCTGGGACATGACAAAGAAAGAGTATGCGGCATCACATGATGAGCATATAGGGGATTTTGAGGATTACCCTCACTGGAAGGGGAATACCGATGAAGCTCAATAAAAAGCAACAGCGGCAAATCATTGAACGAATGAACGACTTTGGAGAAAGAGGCGTGAAATCGGATGGAGCGGATAAAGAAGCTGTTGCAGGCATGGCTACTCTTCTTTGGATGCTACAGGTCTTAAACGTTGATATGGAAACACTAAAGGAGGAAGCACGATGAACGAAAATAACCCGATTATCTCATCTGTAATTACAAAGCTACACCAACAGCAGGAAAAAGGCCTGCAAAAGTATGGGGTTGAGGTTGAAACATCTTCCTACGACTTAAAAGGATGGTTGGAACACGCTCAGCAAGAAGCAATTGATTTTACAACATATTTAGAAACGGCCATTCAGTTGCTGGAGGAACAGGTTAAAAGCAAAAAAGAAGAAATGAAGTTTTATGAGGTGAACGAGCCGTATTACGCACTGATCAAAGCGAAAAACGATGAAAATGCTATGACAATCTATACTGATGTTGTCGCTGATGATGATGGGGGATTGTCAGAAGAAATAACCGAAGTTACAGAAGCATATGCAACAATCATATACAGCCGAGTAAATGGAGAGGACAACAATGTGATCCCGGTCAAAGAAGTGCTTGAGCATTTAACAAATGAAGAAGAAATGGTACTGATCATTGACGGGAGTTTGATATGAGGAAGGAATACAAAGAATTACAGATCATCAAACATTCATTGCAGCATTACATCACTAGACCGAATGCAACTGATAAAGAGATAACAGAGGAAAAACGTTTACTCCAAAAGATTACATGTGAAGTTAATGAACTGAAAAATCGGTACGGGATTACTAAGGGGGATTAATTATGAAAAAACTACTAATCACACTAACTATTATTATTGCGGCGGTGCTTTATGCGCCGTCTGCTCAAGCTGCTTGGTCAAACTGGCAAACGGAGGGATTCGGGCATCAAGCGAGAGTCTTTACGGATGACACCAATTACTATGCAGGAGCAAAAACGGTCGATTGGAGAGCGGAAAAGAAGGGATCGAGCACGCTTTATTACACCGCTGGAGTATATAAAAAGCGAAGCGGTGGCGGCCTAACTGATACGAACCTTGTACAAAGGGGCAGCTTCAAAGCGGCCACGCCTCTAAAGTCGTTTAGCGTGAGTGAAATTCGCAAGCGTACCGGCAAAGGAACATATGTTATCCAGATTGACTGCTACACCGATTCCAAGAAACGAAACTACATCGGGACCTTTGAGTCCGTTAAATTTAATATCCGATAGGCGGTGGCGGAATGGATGAGAAAAAAGAGTTAGAAAAAATAAAAGAGTCTTACTTAGATTGTGTTGATATGGCACTGTCTCAGGGTGAGACTTTACCCTATTACGATATAGAGGTATCAGATATGTCGTTCCTTATTAAACTGGCTGAAAAAGGTCTGAATAGCGATAGGGAGTTAAGAGGCTTATACGAGTGTGTGAAAGTAATGCAGGAAATCAAATTAATATGCGTAAGGGCAAAACATCATTATGTTGAAAAAAAGGACATCGAAGACATTTTGAAATTGCTTGAAGGCATAGTGTGAAATTGGAGGTAGCGGAATGACAATCAAACTATCAAACCTGCCTGACGATACGAAAATAATCAATGAGAGCGGATTTCTGCTCCAAACAGCTGCTGAAACAAAAGAAGATATTTTAGAAAGAGGCGAACGCCATCACGAAGATACATGGTCTCTCTTATTGGATGACAATGTTTTCGGTGATGAGGTAGAAATAGATGTACTTCCAGTTAAAATCGTATGTCCTCATTGCAAGAGCGCTGATGGATTTTTCACGAAAGAGAGAGTAACTGGAACAGCTCACATCTACTACAATTCAGTAGGTGATTTAGAAATAGAACAAGGCTCTATGTATGACGGCCTGAGACACCACGGAGGCACAAAAGCCTATTGCAGAGAATGTGAAAAGCTACTTGGTAAAACAGAGGAACTGGCATCGGGAAATAACGAGGAAGAAAAATGGTGGAGGTAGCGGAATGAAATATAGAGTATATGACGACAGGTCCACTGCAATACTTTTTGAATCAGATGATAAATCAAAGTGCTATTTGTATATCATGGAGAATTATTCCGAAGGCGACGATGATTGGGAACATATTTTCATAGATACAATTTAATAAGTCCAAGCGGAGGTCCTAGAATGAAGTATAGAAAAAGACCAGTTGTCATTGAGGTTGAAGCGATTCAATGGACCGGGAAAAACCATGAAGACATCATAGAATTTTTAGACCTTCGTCCCGATGTATTGGAAGTAAGATTTAGAGGCGGTATATTGCACATCGTAAAAGAGAAAGAATTGTTAGTTACTCAACCGGGAAAATTTATTGTATGGGAAAACGGAAACACGGATACCTGCTTTGCTGATGATTTTGAACGAGATTTTGAAAGAGTAACTAAATAAGTCCAAGACGGAGAGCCTGCGGACACTGATCAACACCTTTTAAGGGTGCTGGTTGGTGTCCGTTTTTTATTTGTCGGAAAGGAGCGGCCATGAAGAAGGAAAAGCCAAAAAAACGACCGCAGGAGCTTACAGAAAGAGAGATACGTGAACTCATGGTGCAAAACATGCAAAGGCTGAAAAGAGCCAAAGGTGGGGCTTATAAGCGTAAATAGGAGGAAACGATGAACAAGTTGATTCTTGAGTATAAACGAGCGTTAAAAGATACAAAAAGAAGATATGAGCAGCTGGACGAAACAGATCCAAGCCGCAAGATTTTCAGTGCCATGATAAATGACCTTGAGTACGTGGTGAAATGGTTATCCACTGGTAGGCAGCCGGAAGCAAAACGAGCGATTGACCGAAGATCCGTATATCAACGCACTGTATTTGCTTCACCAGAAGTGCTTGAGGCTTTAGCAAATGAATACAACTTCGTGAAAGAGCCACCACGAAAATTAAGTGATGAAGATAAAAGGCTGATCGAGTACGCCTTATCCACCCTTACACAAAAGCAAAAGGAAATGTATCTCTCACATGTTGCTGACGGCAATTCATTAGATAAGATTGCAAGTCTCATGGGAGTTAGTAAAGGAACGGTTCAAAAAACTGTAGATAGAGCAAAGAAAAAGATTGCTATTCAACTAGATTTAATACGATCGAAGGGAGCATGAACCATGAACAAAAAAGAGATTGAAGGACTCATTCACAATTATCACTGGATGGCGAAAGAGGTTCAACGGCTCCAGCGTGTTTTATACGGCACTGACATACCTATGCGAAGTTGGGGTGTGGCGCAATACGGTATCGAGGCAACTCTTCCAAAGGGGAGCAAAGGGAAAAGCCAAGCTGAATTACGTGACATGGATATGAGGGAAGAAAGATTGTTTAAGAGACTTCGTAAGTTTGAAGAACGTGTATATGCGATAGAGGCAGCAGCAAGCAAAATCGAAGGAGAGAAAAACAGAGTGGTTTATGACTGCATGATGGAAGGGATGAGCTATCGAGCCATTGGACTTCACTTGGGGCTGTCTCGTGAAAAGGTCCGTCAGATGAAAGATAATATCATCGACCAATTATGCCAATATTGCCACTTTGTGCACTTGTTGAAAGACGAAAAATCCGTAGTGTAAAATGGAAGGCAGGACGGGGAGGCACAATTTTCCCGCGTCACCACAAATTAATATATTTTCACTTTCTGTCGATAAAAAGGCAGGAGGCGATATTATTATGTGGAACAAAAACCATTTGAGTACTTATAATAAAGCAGAATCACCTTTGTTTTCGGTTCAAGATAACGGAAAAGTAGATATTTTGAACAAACAAGGTGACGAAAAGAAAATCGGTTTAACACCTGACGGCATGTATGTATTAATGCAAGCATGGCTTCAAACTAACCATATGCTTGACAGAGAAAAAAGAGATAAATTAATAGAACTATTGAAATAGCATCCTGCGGGGTGCTTTTTTTGTTCCCTGTAAACTGCTTCCGGTGAAGAATCTCTATAAAAAGTATCGGCTTAAAGGTAGAGTGCGGCGGCAGTTTAGAGCGAATAAATCAAAGGAGTGAATGACATGACAACGGAACCGCCTTTAGGTGTTATTCCTAAGTGGCTTCATGATGAACGTAGAACAGAAGATATTGCAGCAGCTATTGAACGAAGAATATCAGCAAGATCAGAAATTCCCCTTGAGTGGTTTGAAGAGTACAACAACCTCATCAAGAACCAAGTGAAGAAATAAAATCCCGAAACAAACACGAATCAGAAGGAGGCGGCAGGTGAATGTAAATGGAATCCAAGCACATTCAGGCGGAGAAAGATTACGTCAAAGGTATGAAATACAAGGACCTTGCCGAGAAATACGGGGTGTCGATCAACACCATAAAGTCATGGAAAAAGCGGCATGGTTGGGAAAGAAAAAAGGGTGCACCCAAAAGAAAAAGTGTGCACACAAAAAAGGGTGGTCAACCCGGTAACGTTAATGCGTTAGGTAACAGCGGGGGAGCAGCACCAATACGAAACCAAAACGCAAAGACGCATGGCTTTTACTCAAAGCACATGCCGGCAGAAGCGTTTGAGATCATGCAGGACATACAAGAGTTTTCACCTGTTGACCTGCTGTGGGAGCAAATACAAATTCAGTTCACCGCTATTGTGCGGGCACAGAAGATCATGTTTGTCGAGAATAAGGATGAAATGATCAAAGAACTGAAAAAGAAAAAGTCAGTTGTTTCAGATTCAGCTGATATTGAAGAAGAAGAATACGAATTCCAGTTTGCTTGGGATCGTCATGCCACATTCCTAAACGCTCAATCTAGGGCAATGTCTGAGCTTAGGGGCTTAATAAAGCAGTTTGACAACATAGCCCATGAGACAGACGAAAGACGGCTTAAACTGGAGCAGATGCGCTTGAACATTGATAAAACAAAAGCCGAAGTCGAGAAAATGGAATTAGGTGACGTTGCACCAGTTTACATTGTTGATGATATAGGTGATGACGATGATTAAAGTATCGGAAGTGCTGGCACCGGCATTTCGTGAGTTTTGGAGATACAGAAGAGCAAAAGAGCACCTTCATTATGTTATGAAGGGTGGCCGTGCCTCTGGTAAATCGTTTTCAGCGGGACTTGGTGTGGTAACAGATATTATCGAATATCCTGTTTCCGCTCTCGTGTTGCGTAAAGTACAGAATACGCTTCTTAAATCAGCTTACGCACAGATAAAGCAAGCAACGATAACGCTGGGTGTCTCTCACTTATTCAAGTTTGTTCCTTCTAGGTTAGAAATCACATACAAGCCGAGAGGGAACAAGATATATTTTGCAGGTGCTGACGATCCTGAAAAGCTCAAATCAATCAAAGACGCTGATTTTCCAATAGGTGTTATGTGGATTGAAGAGCTTGCAGAATTTAAGTCAGATGAAGAAGTAAGCACCATCATGAACTCGGTGTTACGTGAAGAACTAACACACAAAACAAAGCCAGAAAACCCACGTAAACGGGCAGGGAAGTTTGATTATACGTTCTATTACACTTATAACCCGCCAAAACGTAAGCAAAATTGGGTTAACAAGAAGTATGAAACGTCTTTCCCTGCCGAAAACACGTATATTCATCATTCCACTTATTTAGACAACCCTCATCTATCAAAAGCGTTTATCAATGAGGCTGAGGAAACAAAAGCCAAAAATTATAAGAAATATAGATGGGAATATCTTGGGGAAGCGATCGGAACTGGTGTTGTTCCATTTGATAACCTTCAAATCAAGAAAGGCAGCATAACTGATGATATGCTCCGCTCCTTTGACAATATACGTCAAGGCGTTGACTTTGGATATGGTCCAGATCCGCTTTCTTTCGTCAGATGGCATTATGACAAGAAGCGAAGCAAAATATATGCGCTGGATGAATTATATGACCACAAAGTGTCTAATAGAGAACTAGCGAAGTGGATTAAATCAAAAGGCTATGAAAGCAATGAGATTACAGCCGATAGCGCTGAGCCAAAAAGTATAGACGAGTTGAAAAAGGAACACGGCATTAGAAGGGTTTCAGGAGCAAAGAAAGGCCCTGACTCGGTTCAATATGGTGAGGAATGGCTTGGTGATTTAGATGAAATAGTCATTGATCCATTAAGAACACCAAATCTAGCCCGTGAATTTGAGAATATTGATTATCAAACAGATAAAGACGGCAACCCGAAACCACGCCTTGAGGATAAAGAAAATCACTCTATTGATGCGACTAGATACGCGTTTGAGCGCGATATGCAACAATCGGGGGTGAGGGTATTAACGTGAAAAAGATCAGCTTTGAAACTGAAAAACCAAATGATTGGCGCAAAAAGAATCGTGTGCAGCTTAATGAAGATCAGAAAAACATAGTGGAATCATTAGAAAAAATGCTTGCTGATGCAAAAAGCGGAAAGATACACAAAATGATTGCTGTTTCTGAGGTTGACCAAGATCAGTACGTATTGGTTTATCGAGGTGCCACTTATCAAGAAGCATTGAATATGACACATACGCTAATGGATTACATGTTTGAACAATGGTATAGAGAGGAGGAATGACCATGTACCCAACATCGCCAACACATACAGAAGAGCTGATAAAAATCATCAAAGACAGCGCAGAAACATCCGACAAGCTACCCGATACAACCATTCTTCAAAAGCTGATTGATAAACACGCTGTAGAGCGGGATCAGATGCTCGAAGGTGTCGCTTATTATCTTAACCAAGCGGACATTAAGAAACGCGTTCGCTATTACTATAAACATGGCGTTAAAATGGTTGATACAGATAAACCGAACAATCGAATTTCTCATAACTGGCATAAGCTGCTTGTTCAGCAAAAGGTCCAGTATCTTTTAGGGAAACCGATCACCTTTAACGCAGAAGATGAAACGTTCCTTGCAGTTGTGAACGACTTTATAGACGAAGATTTTGACGACTGCATGCAAGAACTGCTCAAGAATGCTAGTAACAAGGGTAAAGAGTGGCTCCATCCATTTGTTGATGAAGAAGGTAATTTTGATTATCTTCGCATTCCGGCTGAGGAAGTCATACCGATTTATGATTCAACAAAAAAGCGCAGCCTGCTTTATGCTATCCGTTACTATGATGTTAAAAACATTGAAGATGAGATCACCCGCAAAGTGGAATTGTACACAGATGAACAGATTTTCTACTATGTAGAGCATAACGGGTCTTTGATCCAAGACTTTGAATATGAGAAGAATCCCGAAAGCCATTTCTACGACAAAGAAGGCAATGGATATGGCTGGGGTAAGGTACCGCTGATCGAGTTTAAGAACAATGAAGAGGGTGTCAGTGACCTTATCTTCTATAAAGACTTGATCGATCAATATAATAACAACATTTCAAATAACGCAAATACGTTTGATGAAATGCAAGACTTAATCTATGTCCTGAGAAACTTCGCAGGGCAAGATTTAAGCGAGTTTACAACAAATCTACGTCACTATAAAGCCGTGGAAGTGTCTGGTGATGGAGGACTAGAAATGAAGAGCGCTGAAATCCCGATGGATAGCGCAAATTCACATCTGGACCGATTAGAAGAGAATATTTACCGCTTCGGACAGGGAGTAAACAACAATCCCGACAAAGTGGGAAATTCACCAACCAATGTTGCTATTAAAAATCTATATTCCTTGCTTGATCTAAAGGCGAATGAAGCAGAGCGGAAGTTCCGGCCAGCTTTAAGCGCCTTTTTTTGGTTCTTCACTGAATATCTAAAGATGACAGGACAAGGAGAATACGATCCCACGCTCTTACAGATGACATTTAACCGCTCTCGAATGACAAACGAGCTTGAGCAGGTTCAAATGTCTAATCAGAGCACAGATTTAAGCCGAGAAACGCGTATTGCGAATCATCCGTGGGTTGATGACGTGGAAGCAGAATTAAAGCGTATCGAGGCAGAGGAAGCCGAATACAGAAACAGCATGCCGCCGTTAACTGAGATCGAACCAGAAGCGGGCGGTGATGAAGATGAACCAAAACGAGATTGATAAGCTGCTAGACGACATGATCGCAGAGGATGCCAAGAAAATTGATGCTGTCTTTGCACAGCGTTTAAAAGAGATTAATCAGCAAATCGCGGCCCTTTATGCGAAATACAGTATAGATGGCAAGCTGTCTATGGCTGATCTAAACAAATACAACCGCTTCAAAAAAGAAATGGAACGGATGACTGAGGAATCAAGCAAAGCATTCAAAACTGTGATCATCATTGTCGAAGCATTAGCCGCCAAGCAGTTTCTTGAGAATTACATGCGATCCGCTTATCTCTACGAGATAGAAGCAGCGGTGAAGATGGGTTATACGTTGCCGACAACGGCAATGATTCAACAAGCTATTCTAAACCCGATAGCTGAATTGACTCTTTCAGCCTTATATAAGCGTCACCGTGATGATTATGTCCGGCAGATTCAAATTTCCATTGCTCAAGGTATTCAAGCTGGTGAGGATTATAGCAAAATAGCCAAGCGAATTGAGAGAAGCACAGAATTTGCTCGAAAAAAAGCTCGTGACGTGGCGAGAACAGAGACTCATAGGGTACAAGTCTTGGGGAGAATGAAAAGCGCTGAACAGGCTTCTAAGCACGCCAATTTAGAAAAGACTTGGAATTCTACCCTTGACCTAAAAACAAGGCTGGGGCACAGAAAGCTAGATGGGAAGACCGCTAAAAATGGCTTGTTCGTTTCTATATATGGCGGTGTCGGCCCCGCTCCGGGTCATATGAACAACGCAAAGGATGATATAAATTGCCGCTGCACAGTCTCTTTCAAAGTGAATGGCAAAATGCCTGACACGAGAAGAGCGAGAAAAGGCGGTTCTGGAGCGGGTGAGGTCATTCCGTACCAAACCTATGAAGAGTGGTACAAAACAATTGAGAGAAAGGGGAAATGATGATGGAAAAGATCAGTCATGCTGTATTACATCTTAAAAGTGGCGAGAGAGTGGTTTTAAGCGAGCATGTGAGTAAACAAATTTTGGTTGCCATGAAAAAAGACGCTCTTTCAGCAGAAGAAGGTTACATCAACGATTGTAATTGCAGTTTCCCTATCAGAGAAATTCAAAAAATAGAATGGATTAGTTAGTCATTATGAAATTGTTTTTCTTTTGTCCTGAGCATGACATAAAAAGGCTCTTTTGCTCATTCTAAAGGCTTGGAGCCAAACTAAGCGTAAATCCTGTGCGTGAGGTGGACACGCAAAAAAACATCAAAGGAGAGGTTGAAATGAGTTTAAAAGAATTACTCGGTGATGATCTGTATGCTCAAGTCATTGAAAAAGCTGGAGACCAAAAGATTGATATTGTAAGCAATGGTCAATGGTTCCCTAAAGAGCGATTTGACGCTGTTAACAATGAAAAGAAGGAATTAAAAAGCCAGCTTGACGAGCGGGATCAGCAGTTAAGCACACTGCAAAAGCAAGCAAAAGGAAATGAAGAGCTACAAAACGCAATTGAGCAGCTGCAGGAAGAAAATAAAAAGGTGTCTGAGGAATATCAGCAAAAGCTGGACAAACAAGCCTTTGACTTTGCTCTCGAAAGTGCTTTACGTGATGCAAAGGCGCGAAACATTAAGTCTGTGAAAGCTAATTTAAACGTTGAAGATCTTAAATTGGCTGGCGATAAGGTCATTGGTCTTGAAGAGCAGTTAGCCGCTCTGAAAGAGAGTGACGGCTATTTGTTTGACACCGAAAATGATAACCCTCCAGGTTTAGCTGGAAGACAGCCACATGGAACAAGTAATTCAGCGGCTAATTTGCCAACTGCGAAAAATCCATTCAGTAAGGAACATTTAAACCTGACTGAGCAGGGTCAAATTTTAAGCAGTGATCCAGAGCAAGCTAAAAAATTAATCATCCAAGCAGGCGGGAATCCTGCAATCTATGGATTATAAAGGAGAATTTAAATGCCAGTAACTAGAGTTCAGGATGTTATCATCCCAGAAATTTTTAACCAGTACACAATGAATAACACTGTGGAACAAACAGCAGTATATCGAAGTGGAATTATTCAGGCTGTACCGGGCCTAATTGTTCCGAATGGCGGAGATACAGTGAATATGCCTTTCTGGAATGACCTTGAAGGAGATCCAGAAGCTATTCAATCAGATTTTGCTTTAACTCCAGAGAAAATCAAATCAGGTAAAGACGTTGCCCGGGTATTTGAGTATGGAAAGGCTTGGAGCGCAGAAGATTTAGCGGGAGAGCTTGCAGGATCAGATCCAATGAGAGCAATTGGGGATCGTGTGAACTACTATTGGGATAGACAGTTTCAAAGAATGATCTTCCTTATGTTGGATGGTGTCTTTGGTAGCAACATCACTAATAACGATGGTGATCTAGTCTTAGACATTTCGAGCGGTGACGGGAAAAAGTACACAACTTACCTATTTGCTGGCGGTGCTGTTGGTTATGCTCCGGGAATGCCTAAAACACCAACGGAAACAGATCGAAACTCACTAAAAGGTGAGGACATTCTGATCAATCGTAAGAAGTTTATTATGCATCCACGTGGTTTCAAATGGACTGAAGCTGATGTTGCTAAAGAAATGCCTACATTCAAAGAGTTGGCGAGCGCAAAGAACTATGAACGTGTTTATGACAAAAAGAAAGTCCGAATTGTGAAGATCATTTCCAATGAAGGGCCAGATGCAGCAGCTAAGTCTAAATTAAGCGGAGAAGTGATTCTTGATGCAGCTCAATTACTTGGGGATGCTAAAGGGAAATTTACTTCAATTGCAATGCATTCGGTAACGCATACAAATTTACAGAAACAAAACTTGATTGAGTTCATTCCTAACAACAGAGCTGATGTAGGTTTCGGAACATACCTTCAAAAATCTATTATTGTTGATGATTCACTACCAGTGGAAGAGCCTATTCCTACGCCCTAATGCGCCCCAAAACCTACGGTTTACAAGCACAAGTAAATCTGTGACTGTCAATTGGGATGCCGTAGCTGGGGCGGATTCATACAATGTTTATCGCGGAGCAGACAAGCGTTTTGATAAGAATGTAACCAAGCCTGAATACAGCACGGACGGTCTAACTCCTGATACTAAGTTAACAATCAATGTCACTTCTGTTAATGAGAGCGGCGAATCTGCAATGTCGGAAATCGCAACTAAAACAGAAGCAGAAGGAGGCACCGAGTAAATGGGAGCAACAACCTTTTGGCTCTTGGAACAAGAATTGAAAAGGCGTGCGAAGATTGAAAAAGATGCTCAAGACGACCTGTCTTATGAAGAAATGACTGTTGAGCAGCTAAAGCAGGAAGCGAAAGATAAAGGAATCGCTGGTTATTACAACATGAAGCGTGAAACACTGCTTGAAAAATTGAAAGGGTGATCCAATGGACATCCAACAGATTAAAAGAATGATAGAAATGACCACAGATAAGCACGATGATTACTTGTCTGAGGTTGTTCCTATTTTTGTTGAATATGCTTCTGATTTTTGTAAGAACAAGTTTGATGCAGATGACCTGCCGGCGGGTGTAAAATTCTTTGTTGCGAAAGCCGCTGAGTACAACTTAAAGCCAGCAGGTTTGGCAAGTCGAAGTATGGGTGATGTGTCGTACTCTTATGACACTGATTTTCCCGAAACGGTCACTAAGTACCTGTACCCGTATAGGAGGGCTTATTGGTGAGTTATGTATTTGAAGAGTTCCCACATGAAATCACGTTTCAAAAACTCGAAAAAGTGCCGGACGGTGGCGGTGGATACACTGAACAGTATGTGGACCATCTGACAATACCCGCTCGGGTCACGAGTGTTTCATCAAGAGAGTTTTATCAAGCTCAACAGCTGCAAAACCCAGTTGATCACAATGTCTATTTCGAGTACAGAGAAGACATTTACAATACCATGAGAATTAGACACAAAAATAAAATACTCACGTTGAAATCAGATCCTATTGATCAAGGCGGAGAAAATGAGATTATGTGTCTCAAATGCCAAGTGTCAGAGGTGCTAAATGGCTGAGGTGCTAAATGGCTGAGGTAAGCGGCAAATGGGCTAAACAAATGGCGAAAACGGTTGAGAAATTCGAGCGCAAAGTCATAGATCGAGCAAAACAAATTGTCACAGTAACAGCAGAACTCATTTACAGTCATGCTGTCATTAACGCACCAACAGCAATGATTGATGGCGGAAACCTTAAAAACTCGATTGAGGTTGAATATCGAGACGAAGGATTGAAAGCCATCATCACCGTTGGTGCCGATTATTCCGTATATGTGGAATACGGAACAGGAATTTATAGTGAGGAAGGCGGCGGCCGTCAAACACCGTGGGTTTACTATGACGAAAAGCTAGGCCGATGGGTGATGACTAGAGGTATGAGGGCGCAGCCATTCTTTAACCCAGCTGTCGAAGAAGGCATGAGGCACTTCGCAAGGGAAATGCAATAGAAAGGAGCTGCTTAAATGCGCTCATCATTGTGGCCGTTACAGGCTGCTATATTTGAAAGGCTATCAATGGACAGGAATCTAAACGAACGAGTCACAGGCGTTTTTGATGCGGTTTCCAAAGATATTAAAAAGCCTTATGTCTCAATGGGTGATGACGATGTTGCCTTATTTGAGACAAAAACATCTGCTGGCGAAGTTGTAAACGTGGTTTTACACTGCTGGTCAGATTACAACGGAAAAAAAGAAGCACAGCAGGTTATAGACCTTATGTTGCAAGCATTGACCAAAAGGCCCCTAGAAATAGAGGGCTTTTCTTTATGCCGTTCTGAGCTGAGAGGGATGCAGGTGATCACAGACATAGACGGATATACAAAACACGGTATCTTGCGAATGAGATACACGATAAACAATTGAGAGGATGGTTTTAGTGGTAAACCTATTGAATGGTAAAGATGAAATTTACATTGTTCAAGCGATGGATTCGACAGATACAAAAGGTCAATTTATTGCTTTTCAAACTGAGGGATCTCACACGAAAGAACAAGACACTCTGGATGAAAGTACAAAGTCAGGTCGTATTGTTGGATACGGCACAAAAAGTGAATCTATTGAATTATCTTTCTATGCTGCGGATGATGATCCAGGGCAAAAAGCCATTGAAGATGCTTTTGATAACGAAGAAGCTATCCAGGTATGGAAAGTAAATTTAAACCTAAACAAAAACGGAAAGCATGATTCAGAATATGGTCATGCAATTATTGAAAACCTTGAGAAAAGCGCGCCACAGGATGGATTTATTGAGGTTTCAACCACTCTTCCTGTTCTTGGGAAAACATTTAAAGGCGAATTACCGGCTTTTGATCCTGCTTTCATTGCTCAAATTCGTTCTACTGCTGGAGCTGACAGCTTCAAGCAGTTCGGAGAGCTAAATAAGAAAGTTGAGACACCCTAAGCAGCCCCAAAATCTATCGTTTACCGCCACGTCTGACAGTATTTCAGTAAAGTGGGATGCGGTAGAAGGGGCGACTTCATATAACGTGTATAGAGGCGCTGATAAGCGTCTTGATAAAAACGTCACTGACACAAGTTATGTCGCAACAGGGATGAATCCTGATACCAAACTAACTATTAATGTGACAGCAGTGAATGAAGCTGGCGAGTCTCCAATGAGTGAAATCGTTACACAGACGGCACCAGCTTCCACAGGACAATAACACTTGAAGGGCCTCTATTATCTGGAGGCTCTTTTCTATTACAAAAAACAAATCGGGGGTTTTTATAAATGGCTACTTTAACAATTGGATCAAAAGAATATACAGCAAGATGTGACTTTGCATTTGACCGTACAGCAAACGAAAAATACACAACGAAAGAGGAAGACAAAGCAGGCGGTACGCTTAACATTTACATGGGTTTACTCAATGAAGATGCTTTTATGTTATCTGCTTTTTGGGATTGCGCTCTTTCTCATCTTAAAGGGAGTAAACCGTCTCCAGAGCAAATCGAAGATGCAATTATGAAAATCATTGAAGAAGATACAAAAGGTGACGCGGTGGATCGCTTGGTTAAAGAAGCTTTCCAAACACTTGAAAACGCTGGTTTTTTCAAAGGAAAGATCCGTCAGAACTGGACGCTACTCGAGAAGATGAACAAACCGAAGAAAGTTGCTCCGAACGAGACACCAGAAATGGCAGCGAAGCGGATCGAGGAACAAGAGACCGGCAAGGAATACTTGGAAATGCTGAAACAAGCCCGCAAAGAGTTGACGGGATCGACTACCTCCAAGTAATTGAAGACGCAGCTCGTTGGATGGGTGTCTATGACAACGATCTCATCATGTCATGGACTCCAAACGAGTATAAACGCAAACTCAAGGCGGCTAAATTGCGTGAGATTGATGAAATAGATCGAATGACTATAAATGCAATGTTTCATCGGTATGCGCAAAATGCCAAAAAAGTTAAGCCGTCACAAATGTTTGACGCACAAAAAGCTAGAGCTGATCTTGAGCGTGATGTCACTGGAAATGGCTTCAAAAATCAAGTGGATGCTAAACGCTTGAACGATCTCAACATTGGATTAAGAAACATACTTAGAAAATCAAAAGAAGAGGGGTGAGGGTTTGATCGAAAAATTAACGGCGGTTGTCGAGGCGCAAACGCGCAAATTTAAAAAGCAAATGGACAAAGTGAATGATATGATGCGCCGTATGCGTGATCATCACACTGTCGAAGTAGATGCTGAAATCGCTGACTTCCAAAGGCGTGTTCGTGAGGCAGAGCAGCAGATGGATAGTTTCTTACGCCGACACGAACGCAACCGAGTTGACCTAGACGCTGATGCAGACCCTTTAACTAGGGCGGTTCGTATTGCCCGTCAAAAATTGCGAGAAATACCCCAACGGATCAATACTTATTTTACGGGTGATAACAATCCGTTAACTAGTTCTATAGCTCGTGCTAAAGCAGGGCTAAGGTCAATCGCTCAACGAGTGACAACCGTCATAGCTGGAAATCCTACTCCTTTAGGACGAGCTGTAATTGTTGCACGTACGGCATTATCTTCTATTTCTCAAAGAGTAACTGCAATCATTGCAGCTAATGCCAGCCCGCTAGTTTCAACAGTTGCCGTTGCTCGTACCGCTCTTTCTTCAATGGCGCAGAGAGTGACGACAATGATTGCTGGAAACGCAAGTAACTTAAATTCATCTGTCGCCGCTGCTCGTGCTGCATTAGCAAGCATACCGAACAGGGTTACAACAATTATAAATGCAAGTTCAGCGGCTTTAATTAGGGCTGTAACAGTTGCAAGAGCGGCTTTGGCGAGCCTTCCTAATAATGTTGTTATTAAAATAACAGCAGTATGGAAGGGGTTTGAAAAGCGTCTAGATAAATTCGAGAATGCCATGAACAGACTTTCAAAGATCACAAATTCAATTTCAAACGTCATGGGGAATGCTTTACGTGGTGGATTGCTTGCTTTACTACCTGCTATCGCTCCAGCTTTAGCTGGTGCTGTGGGAGTAATTGGGGCACTTGGTCCAATGATAGGATCGGCTACAGGTGGATTAATGGGGCTTGTTAGTGCTTTTTCTACTGCTGGAACTGGTGCAGTTGCGTTTGGTGCATTGGCAGTTACATCTATAGGTAGTGTTATCAAAACTGGTCAGGACCTAGATAAGCTCCAAGCCAAGCTAGATGATGCCACCAATGCGAAAGAGCGAGCCAAAATCATGGAAAAAATCAAAGTTTTGCAAGAGTCGCTAGGGAAAGAAGAGAAGAAAGCCCTTGCTACTTTAGAAGATTTTAAAGATAACTGGCAGGACATTGCGAAGATCACACAAAAACCTATCCTTAAATCATTCACCAACTCACTCACAACGTTTAAAACGGTTCTGAATAGTCTTAGACCTATGTTTGTTAACGTGGCAAATGGAGCGGTTACATTAACGAAAAACCTTGATAATGCTTTCAAAGCAAAAGACATGCAAAATTTCATCAAATGGATGAACAACAATGCAGGAAAAGCTTTTGTGACCTTCGGGAACATTGCTGGAAATGTTATGAGAACAGTCATGAATCTTATTGTGGCTTTTGGTCCTCTAGGAAATGATATGGCTGCAAGCATGGAAAAAGCAACTGCTTCTTGGGCTAAATGGGCGGCAGGTTTAAGCTCATCACAACGATTCCAAGACTTCGTTGCTTACACTCGTGAAAATGGGCCAAAGCTCTTACAAGTCATCACAAACTTTTCAGGCGCATTACGCCGTTTATTTGCTGCGTTTGGTCCAATGTCAGCAGACATGCTCACATCATTGGTTGATATGACTGCGAGGTTCAGAGAATGGGCTGGTACCGTTCAACATACAGAAGGGTTTAAAAACTTCATCGCATACATTGAAAAAACAGGTCCGACAGTGTGGAGCACACTTGGTCAAATTGCCCGGACTATTATAAATCTACTTGTTGGAATGGCACCACTAGGAAAGACGATCCTTGAAACTGTAAACAGTTTCTTGAAATTTACTAATGCTGCAATGGAGGCAAATCCAGCAATTGGACAATTTATCGCAGCTGGCTTATCTCTTATCGGTGTCGTTAGAGCGATTGTTCCGGCAATGGTTGCTGTTAGCTCTTTAACTAATGGTTTTAAAGATTTTAAAGCAGCGGCATTGTATATAAGAAACTTCAAAGAAACAGCAGCTGGGGTTAAATTAATTACTTTAGTGGGCCAGTTGAGATTAGGAATCATATGGATTTCGAAATTCATAGCAAAATACGCAGTTATGACGGCTCAAGCTATAGCAAACAGCGCGAAAATGGCTGTTTCTTGGACAGCAATGAAAATTTCGGCGTTTGTTACTGCTTTAAAGAACGGAATCGTTCAAATGTCTCTATGGATAAGAAACATGGCTGTTATGGCTGCTCAGTCAATTGTTCAAGCTACAAGAACAGCAACAGCATGGACGATCATGAACATAAATTCATTTATCATGATGTTGCAAAACGGCATTAAACAAATGATCTTATGGACCACTCAAATGACAGTCATGGCCGCACAGTCTATAACACAAGCAACGAGAATGGCCGCAGCGTGGACAGCAACGAAGATGAGTTCATTCATTCTCATGTTACAAAATGGAATAAAACAAATGGCTTTATTCATTGCTCGAATGGCTGTTATGGCCGCTCAAGCTATGGCGAATGCTGTACGGATGGCAGCAGCTTGGGTTGTTGCGATGGGTCCTATTGGTTGGATAACGACCGCAGTAATTGGAATTGTTGCATTAATCATCGCCAATTGGGATAAAGTCAAAGCGTTCACTATCAAAGCTTGGGGAGCAACTTCAAACTTCCTGAAAGGGTTATGGGAAGGCATCAAGAAAGTTGCTTCTAGTGTTTGGGGTGGAATCAAAAGCTTTATAACTGGAGTATGGAACGGAATCAAGAAGGCGGCCACAACCATATGGAACGGGATTAAAACGTACTTTACGACAGTATTTAAGATATATAAAACGATCTTCACTACAGCTTGGAACACCATCAAAAAGGTTGTCACGGCTGTTTGGAATGGTTTGAAAAATACCGCCTCTTCAGTTTGGAACGGAATCAAATCCTTCTTTTCAACTGTTTTAGGCGGCATTAAAAACTTCTTTGTGAACAACTGGAACAAAATCAAGAGCACGACAACGACTGTTTTCAATACGGTTAAGACGTTTATCGGAAGTGTGTGGAATAAGATCAAATCGACAGTCGCAAACGTTGTCGGCGGTATATGGAAGGCTGTTTCTGGCAAGTTCAACGATATAAAGAATACTGTTGGAAGCAAAATGAATGATGTCAAAAGCAAGATCAAGAGTATTTGGGATAAGGTAATGGCTTTCTTCAAAGGAATTAACCTTTACAACATCGGGAAAAACATTATTCAAGGTTTGGTGCGTGGTGTTGGAGGGATGGCATCTAGCTTATATAAAAAGGCTACTGATATTGTCAACAACGTCAAAAATACCTTTACCAAACTATTTAACATTCATTCTCCTTCACGCTGGATGCGTGATGAGATCGGTTATAACTTAGGTGCTGGTATGGCTGTAGGTCTTGATAGATCAACAAATACAGTTGTTTCTTCTGCTAAAAAGACAACACAGGCGGCGCAAAAAGCATCGCAAGCTGAAATGAAGCAAGCACAAAAGCAAGCGCAAAAACAAGCGGCAGCATTGAAGAAAAAACAAGCTGCTGCGGCACGTAAAGCGAATGCTAGAAGAAAAACACGCGTTGACAACAAAATCAGAGCTGTCGAAACCAAGTTTGACACAGGTAAGATCAGCTCAAAGACATACATCAAACAATTAAACGCGATTAAAAAGAAAAACAAGTTAACATCCACGCAAAATGCGAAGATCCAGCGCGAAATATACAATGCACAGAAGAAAACGCAGAGTCAACAGAAGAAGAAGGCACTTGAGGCGCAGCGCAAAAAGGCAAAAGCGCAGCTTGCTTATCAAAAGAAGGTTTCACAGAAGATCGCTAATGCAGAAGTGAAATATGACACCAAGAAAATAAGTGGTCAGACGTATATGAAGCAGCTTGAGAAGATCAAAAAGAAAGAAAAACTGACTGCTGCTCAGCGTAATAAGGTTCAGAAAGAAATTTATGCAACTAGAACCAAACTTCAGAAAGAAGCGCAGAAGAAAAAAGATGATGAGAAAAAAGCGGCTGACAAGCTGAATAAAGGTCTTCTATCTGCCAACAACAGCTATTTGTCCAAGTTTAAGAGCATTAATGACAAATTGACTGATGACATTAAAAAAGCAAATGAAGAGTATAAGAATGCTCTTAAAGATCGTACTGATTCTATTTATAACGCTATGGGGTTGTTTGATAGTGTAACAACTGAAAAAGTCAGTGGATCCAGGCTGTTAAAAAACTTGGAAGCGCAAATTGATAGAATGAAAGGTTTCCAGTCTGACCTATCAAAACTAACAGGCAGTGCCCCGAAAGAATTCGTTGATGAATTAAGACAAATGGGCGTGGGATCAGCTGATCAAATAAAAGCTATTGCTTCCATGTCTGCTCCAGAGCTAGATAAATATATCTCTCTATGGAAACAAAAACACAGCATGGCAAGCGAACAAGCGACCAAAGAGCTTGCGGATCTTAAGAACGCAACAACTAAAAAGATCACTGAATTGAGAAATGCGGCAAATTCAGAGCTAAACAAACTGAAAAATGATTACATGAATAAAATTGCTGAATTGACTGTCAATGTTAAGCAGCTGGGATCGCTTAAAAAGAGCGGGCAAGCGATTGGATCTAACACGATGTCCGGCATTATTTCAGGAATGAAAAACATGAAAGGCGAGCTTGCGAAGGAAGCCAATAGCATCGCATCTACAATCGAAAAAACGATTAAGAAGAAGCTGAAAATTCATTCGCCTTCACGTTTAATGCGTGATCAAGTGGGTGTCATGGTGCCAGCTGGTATTGCTGTGGGGATTCAGCAGGGCGTGGGTACTGTGAGTAAGGCAATGAATGCTGTTACTGACGCTATGTATATCAAACAAGAAGATTTAAACATCGCTTACGATGCTTCTATTACAAACAGTAAAATAGGAGCGGTTAAACACGAATTGAGTGCAGAGCTTCAAAATATTGAACTTCCTGAACAAGTGATTGTTATTGAAATGGACAGCAAAAAGGTTGGTCAAGGTGTCGCGAAGCCTGTTGAGAATGAACAAAAAAGAGCGAACGCAAGGAGGACGAGGATCACATGATTAATTATCAACAACTTGTCCCCAATGAATGGAAGATCACTTTTAATGGCACCGATATATCACAATATTTCTACCTTAAAGAGACACCCAGCGGCAGGGGTGTTGTAGGTCGAGAGGTGAAAATAGACACGATAGGGAACCGCGCAGGCGGTTTTCTTCGTGGTACTAGATTACCTGTAAGAGTGATAACCCTAGAAGTGCTATTCGCATTCAGTAGTGAAAGTGAATTGAAGAAAAAACAGGAGGAATTGAACTATATTCTTCACACAGATGAAGAAAAGCCGCTTGTTTTCTTCGATGAACCAGACAGGACATATAACGCCATATTTGAGAGTTTGACAGAGGGTGAGACAAAGGGAGGCTTACAACATGCCACACTAACTTTCCTTTGTTCTGATCCAAAAAAATACGGATTAGCGGCGATTTATGAATTCGAGAGCGGCTTGAGGACTTTTACGAATCCAAGTTTAGCCATAATCGAACCAAAGATTGAATGTGTATTCACGGCAGCAGCCACTTCATATGAGGTGTCTCTTCTAAACTCAGATAACAGTGTGAGGAAAACTATTAAAATTGTTTATAATTTCATCGTTGGTGACACGCTTGTGATTGACATTGCTAAACGAAAAATAATGAACAATGGAAAAGCTATCATGAATGGCCTGCAAATCCAATCTGAGTTTTTCGATTTTCCTGCTCAAAAGCCGGTCAAGCTAAGGTTCAGCCATAAAAGTAGTATCAAATTCAATGAAGCCTATCTATAGAATAAGAAAGGGGGTCCGTCATGGCTGAGATATTCATTTTATCGCCAGAAGATGAACTTTTGGCTGTTCTGTCCAGTGACGGACAGGATTCGTGTAATTTCTGGGATGCTAAATACAAAGAAGAACTCAACTTGGGTTCTTCTTTTTCTTTTATTGCAGATGCTTCACATCCAGATGCTAAGTATCTGTTTGAAGAGAATCAAGTCGTGTTCCGAGATAAGGACGGCGAATTGCGGGCGTTTGTTATAAAAGAGCTTGATGATACAGATGATGGTGCTGAGATCAATACGCTTGTTACTTGCGAAGCCGCAATGATGGAATTGGCTGAAACAATCATTAAAGAGAAGCGACCAAAAGATAAAACGGCGCAATATGTTCTTGATCAAGTATTTGAAAGAACCCGATGGACCGCAGAAGTGACCGCCGAGCTAGGACTAAACTCGACATCATTCTATAAAATGACTGCTCTTGAATGTTTAAGCGATGTTTTGAACAAATGGGGCGGAGAGTTTAAAGATGTTGTGGAGTTTGACGGAAATACCATCACTAAACGCACGATCAAGGTTTTATCACGAAGAGGAAAAGACAGCGGCAAGCGTTTTGAAATTGATAAGGACACTGAAAGTATCAGACGTACCGTGATCAGCTATCCGAAGACCGCTTTGTATGGTTATGGTGCTTCATTACAGACGACTGACGAAGACGGGGAAGAGACGGGAGGTTATTCTCGTTTCATCGACTTCGCAGATGTTGAGTGGAAAAAATCTAATGGTGATCCAGTAGACAAACCAAAGGGGCAAGAGTGGGTAGGTGATCCTGCTCTATTACAAAAATACGGCCGCTTAAAAAATGGGGAATTGATCCACAGAGAAGATATTTTCAGCGATGAAGATATTGAAGATCCCGAAGAATTGTTGAAAGCAACTTACAATCATTTACTCACTGTGGCATCAAAAACAGAGGTCAATTATGAGCTATCAGTGAAGCTGCTTGAAGGTGTTGAGGGGTATGAGCATGAGCATGTCGATCTTGGAGATACAACCATCGCTATTGACCGTAATTTTGCTATTCCGATTGAAACATCACAGCGCATTATCTCAATGGAATATGATATCACCGATCCTGAAAATACGTGTGTCGTTGAGATAGGACAGTTCTTGTCAGTCTTACAGGGTGATGACCGAGTAAAGCAGTTGCAAAAGATAATTGATAGCAATCGTGGTACCTGGGAAAGAAAACCGGAAGCGGGCAACGTGACGGATGGCAGTTTTCCGAATACAAAGCCACCCCGTCCATCAAATATCAAAGCAGAAGGTTTGTTCAAAACGGTATCTCTTACTTGGGATTACAACCCTAGTTCATACATTGCAGCATATGAAGTGTATGCATCGCAAAATAAAGGATTTACGCCAACAGCCGCACAACTTATTTTCCGCGGGAAAACAGGAGGCTGGCACCACCAAGACGGTGTGGATGTTGATCAAGTATGGTATTACCGCTTGCGTGCGATAAACACACATGGCACAGCCAGTGACTGGTCTAGTGAATATGAGGCGAAGACGGTAAGAGTTCTTAATGACGACATCATGTTTGGTGCTGTCACAGCAGATAAACTGGCAGCTCTATCAGTTACAGCGGACAAACTGTATACGGATATTCAGAATTCCAATATCCTTCCGGGTTCTCTTTTAAGATCAAGTGACATAACTGGATTAAACTCTGCTGAAATAACTGTAAATGAACAAGAGTACAATGAAGTTACTATAACGAAAAAGAACATGAACAATACACTTTACGGGTTAGTGACGAATAATCGCAAGTCATTAAAACTTATTAATGGGGAAACGTATACTTTCTCAATAGAAGTTAAGCGAGGAAGTTTAAAGAATTTTAATTATTTGAATTTCCGTTATTACAACACACCTACTACTTTTAAAAGTCAAATAATCGAAACGCCATTCAGCGATGTCTCTGATTTACCCTCAGATGAATTTGTGAAACTGAATTTTACTTTTATTTACACAGGTGACACCGCAAACAATTATTATATGATGTTCGGGGCTCGAACAGAAAACACAACAGATGAAGGTTCGTTTGTCGTTAGAAAATGTCAATTACGAATGGGTGAATCTACAAAAGAATGGTCTGCCAGTCCTTACGATGTAATGCTTACTGAAAACTCAATAACATCGTTGCATATCAATGATGCTGCTATTAATTCAGCGCACATATCTAATGCGGCGATAGGATCAGCTGCAATTGCAAACGCCGCAATCCAAAAAGCACATTTAGGCACAGCGATAATTGACACAGCGCACATCACAGATGGTGCCATTACAAATGCCAAAATAGCCAATCTATCTGCGGACAAAATCACAGCTGGCACGATTAAAGGGATCACGATAGAGGGTTCACTTATTAGAGGGGCAAGGATTGAACCTATTTCGGGGTCAACTGCATTTGAATCCTTCATTGAAGCCGATAAAATTTATCAATACAGAAAAACTATATATGATGTCACTGTTAAAAGATATGAGAAACTCACAATCCAATCAGGCCTGATTTCACAAGAATATGGAAATAGAATTGGTGAAAATGAGACGCAAGAACCGATTAGTACCGTTGATATAAAAAGAGGTGGAATCAATTTATTTGCAGCAGCGAACCCTAGAAATGAAAACATTTCTCATAAGTTAAGAATAGAGACTAATCCAGGGGTTCCTAATGATTTAGGCGTGGGTAGTAGTGGTACTCATATGATCTTCTCACAAAATGATGAAGTGGTCTTCAAGGTTAGTGTTGAATTAAATCGTGGAGAACCAAGTTTTGCATTTAATGGATTAAAAACGGGGCATGTGGCTTCATTAAAATCTTATAGTGTTTCAGTAAAACAATATGCTTCATTGTCAGCAGACGAGGATATAAGTTTATTTGCAGAGGGATACCTTTGGATGAATGGCCGAATAAGAACTGATATATACGGTGACAAAGGAATCAATATATCTGCTTACAATGGTCGCGTTTCAATAAAAGGGCAGGCAGAAAAAGATGGTGGAATTTCTTTGGATGGAGGGGGATGGAACGGATCATTATTTCTCGGAAGGGATAACACAGGAAAGCGTGTCTGGTCAGAAGATATATACTTTAGAATGTACACAGGGTCGGCAAATGTATATATAACACAATACGGAACTTTGGGCCGTGTTGTTTCATCGAAAAAGTACAAAATAAACATCGAGGAATACCCTGACGACAAGCTGCAAAATATCTTGAAGTTGAAACCTAAAACATGGTTTGATAAACAAGTTGCGGAATCATATGCAGAAATACTTGAGTCAAACGGTTCAGATGATGGAGATAGACCATATCTTGAAAGAGTTCCGGGTTTAATAGCCGAGGATCTTTACGAAGCGGGATTGAAAGAATATCTTTTCTGGAGTGATCCAGACGAGAACGGAGAAAGGCAAATCGAAGGCGTTATGTATGACCGATTGTATGCATTATTAATTCCAATAGTTAAGGAATTAAAAGATAAGGTGTATGTCTTAGAAAATCAAATAAAAGAAATGGGGAATTGAGATGGAACAAAAACAACAACAACTTACAGAAAAAGAAGAGTTGTTTTTTTATAAAGCAATGGCTTTATCGGAGCAGCTAACAAAAGCGCATTTAGAACTGGCGGAAGCAAGGGCACAATTTACAGTTTGCGACAATGAAAACAAGCAGCTGAAAGAGGAATTACTTAAATTAAAACAAGACAATTCAAACCACGCTGAATAGGCGTTTTTATTTTGCCTTCTTTAAGGAGGTGAGGAACTTGAAATAGGACTAGGGGGGCTTACTGATGTCAGGAATGACGGAGGTTAACGATGTGAACATAATTCAAAAAGATGTATCGGAATTAAAGACCAGTCAAAAAGCTTTGGAGCAGCGTGTTTCTGTACTTGAAAGAGGGTATGACCGACACGATCAGCAAATTATAAGTCTTGATCAGAAGCTAAACAAAATTGAAGAAAACACGACATGGATTAAAAGGACAATCACAGGTGCAATGATAACAGCTGTTATTACGGGTGTAATTGGTGGTGTGATTGCCCTTGCATTCACATTCTTACAAAAATAAATGAAATGGGGAATTGAATATGAAGAATTTAGACAAAGGCACTGTGATAAGAACAGTGCTTCTTTTAGTTGCTTTGATCAATCAGTTTTTAGTTATGTTCGGTAAAACGCCTTTACCATTGGATGAAGAGTCTGTGAATAATTTAGCCAACGTTTTATATGTTGCTGGCTCCACAATCTTTACAACGATTATGACGCTAATCACATGGTTTAAGAACAACTATGTGACACCTAAAGGACAGAAGCAGAAAGAAATCCTAAAACAAAAAGGATTAACAAAATAGAAGCTGCCTTCGGGTGGCTTTTTTAAATTCCATTAAACGAATGGGGAGAACGCAAATGAATTTTAGACAATTAAGCAAGCTTGTTGATCTTCGAGGAAAAACAAAAAGAAACGGGAGCTATTCAAATGTGGGTGTCAATGCAAAAACGGACATCGCGGTACATCATAGCTTAACAACATCGGGAAACAGCGCAGCTTTTGCAAACTATCATGTAGGCACTAATGGTTGGCCGGGTGTAGCTTATCATTTTGTCATTCTCAAAGACGGAACAATTGAATGGAATCATGATCTAGGAATCAAATCCTATCATGTAGGTAATTCAAACCGCTTTGCGATCGGCATTTGTCTTGTGGGTGATTTCAGAAGTGAAAAGCCGACAGCAGCACAGGAAGCGAGTTTCAGAGCTTTAGTAACGGCATTGAAGAAAGATATGCCGAACTACAAAAGAACAAGAGGTCATAATGAGTTTCCGGGCTATTCTTGGAAAGCGTGTCCTGTCTTTGATTATAAGGCGGTTTTAGCTGGTACAGTAAAGCAAACAATTACAAAACCAACGAAGGCATCACCAGCACCATCCAAAAAACCAGCTTCCAAGCCTGCTAAAAAGACATACAACCTGCCTTCTGGCATTTTAAAAGTAACCAAGCCATTAACGAAAGGTGCAGGCGTAAAAGCCGTACAGGAAGCCCTAGCCGCTCTTTTCTTCTATCCTGATAAGGGCGCGAAAAACAACGGTATTGATGGCTATTATGGCCCAAAAACGGCGAATGCGGTCAAGCGGTTCCAGCTCATGCATGGGCTTGCTACTGACGGCATATATGGACCGAAGACAAAAGCCACTCTCGAAAAGCTATTAAATAAAAATCTATAGTCGTATGTCTATAGGAAACCAAGCAAAGCCCCCATCCATTAAGGAAAGGGGCTTTTTTATTTGTCTTAAATTACATACTTTACTACTAATACACCATTTGACATTCGGTTATTTGTAACTATGGAAATTACTGTATATTTTAAGTTATGCTTAATTTGGGATTTACAAAGGGGAGGGTTTAATTTGAATAAAAAATGGATAACAAGAATTTCTTTATCCATTGTAGCTGTGTTGGGTATCTCCTGTACTCTTGGAGAGTTTGCAGATGCAAAAGCTAATCAGCCACAATATGAACAAAAAACACAGTCTGAATCATTTACTAAAAACGATCCTGAATTATATCAAGGCGCGTTAGATCTTGGCCTAACTGACAATGAAATCTTTAAAATCGACAGTCTTTTCGACAAAGAAGATAAAGCCACAGTACATAATCCTATACTTGTTGTGATCGGTATAATTACTGGGATGACCGCAATTGTGGGGAGTGGATATGCTGCTGGTCGCTATATCGCCAATCAACTTTACAAGCGCAAGCAGTTAACGAAATCAACTTATAAAAAACACAGATGGGGTTTCAGAGCAGCACTTGTTCCGGTTATCGGAATTGCAGCAACATTTGGCTTTGATGACTACTATATGGATATTTAA